GGTGGAAGAAAATGAAAAAATTAGTTGAATCAATTGTAAGAGATTTACTATCCGAAGAAGATAGACCAAAAATTAAAAAGGTAGTTGGGATTTATGGTGGTAGATATCAACCATTTGGCCCACATCACTTTAAAACCTATAAGTGGTTAAAATCAAAAGTAGATGATGCATACATAACCACATCCAACATAAAGAAACCACCAAGGCATCCGATGAATTTTAGTGAAAAAGTTCGTCACATGACAAAGATGGGTGTTCCAAAGAATCGTATAATCAAGGCAGCATCACCATTGAAGGCAGAAGAAGTGCTAAAAAAATACGATTCTAAGACTACAGCTGTGATATATATATTTGGAGAGAAGGATGCTGGTAGATTGAGTGGTGGTAAAAAGAAGGATGGTACAGCATCATACTTCCAAGATTATAAGAAAAATAAGAGAAATCTTAAAGGTTATGAAGAACATGGATACTTTATGACCGCACCTCATGTTTCGGTGAAGGTTGGTGGTAAAGAAGTTAGTGGAACCGTAATGCGAGATTTATTAGGTTCTCCTAAAATTGAAGATAAGGAAAGACCAAAATTATTCAAACAAGCCTTCGGTTACTTTGATAAGGGTGTATATAGTATGATGACAAATAAGTTCAAAAAACTATATGAAACCTACGATAAGTTTTTACAAGAAAAAGATATTAGTGAAATAATAAAAGAAAGTTCAGGAATTAGTAGTAGTATACCATCTATTTCTGATGAAGGCATGTATGATTTCTTTGAAACCTTCGAGGATTATAAACGAATTACACCATTGTGGGCTGAACAACATGGTTGGGAATTGGTTGATTATGTATTAGGTAAAGGTGCAGAAGATCCAGAACTTGATTTAGAACTACAAACTCAAGATTACGGTAGGGTTCCAACCGTAACATATGGAAGAACGGTAAATCAACATAGAAAAAATACAGAAAGTGTAGATAATCCATTTCCTAAATATGAAAGTAGACAATCTGATATAAATAAAGCCTTAGGCTGGGAAATAGTTAAGTTCATGTATAAGGACGATAATAAAGTAAAAATTAAACAAACAAAACCATCAGTTAATAAGCTGGATGTTAAAAGGGCAATTAAGAAAAAATCACTTAGTTCACTCAACAAAATTGATGAAGGTAAATTAATCAAAGAGGGTAAATTAATAGCCGCAAGAAACAAAGGTCATTTAAAAAACAAAGGTGAGACGGCACTCGACATTAAAGGAATGAAATCAAAATTCAAAGGTCGTGGTGATATATCAGACGCTTTTGTTTTTGCAATGGAAGACTTAGAGAAGGCCGTAAAATCACTAAGTGTAAAACAAAGAAATAAAATTTTTATGAATGGAAAGGCCTTCATGAACTTAGAAGTTATGTGGCCTAAATCAGCAAATGTAATCGATTATGATAAAGCTGAGATAGTATTTCATGGAGCACTCGAATACGATGATAATGGAAATGTGGTAGGTGAAGTCAAGGGTAGTGCTAGAATGTTAGCTGGTATGATTAGACAAGTCAATCAGAATGTTCAAAAAAATTACAATATTGGAAAACCAAATTTTTTAAAGGTTCCCAAAACACAAAACTTTGAGGGTAAAAAATCACAATACTTGAGTAGGTTAAATAAATTACAAAGGGAGTATGGTCTAAAAGATAACGACACATTGGGTAAGTATCACCAAAGTTATTGGGAAGAATTTATATTTAACGCAGCAAAACAATATGGATTTACAATACCAGCCACAAAATTAAAGAACTTAACTAAGAGATGGGCATTCTTTGATAAGTCTTATAAGATACCACAGATAAGAAAAGATTTTAAAGACCAACCAAAATTTTTAGATTGGGTATTGACTACGGATAAACAAGACCAAGCAAGAATGGTCAAGGAAAATATGAAACCATTTGAAGTATTATTCTTTGATGTTGGTGCTGAAATAATGAAGAATGTAAGTGGTTGGTTAGCAGCATCACCAGACGCAGCTGTTCAAGGTATTAAGAAAAGACTTGACGCCGCAATCAAAGATGTTAAAAGTAAAAAAGATTTGAAAAAATTAAATAGATTAAAAATACAATTAGATAGATTGAATGCTATTGGTGGGTTAAATGCCGTAGTTCCAAGTGAGGGTTTAGTTTTCAAGTATAAGGGAAAGACATACAAGTTTACTGGAGCTTTTGCACCAATCAATCAAATCACAGGTCTAATGACATTTTAGGAGTAGGTTATGGGAGATAGTATATTATCAACAAATCATCGAGAACGAGAACGACAGATAAAAAATATTAGTCGTGTAGCTCAAGGTGGTAAGGTTGAAAAAAAGATTTATGTTCAGATGGAAGATTTAGACGAGAAAAAAAAGAGACAGGAACAGATTAAACTTGACAGAGAAGAAAAAAATAATCGTTCAGATGCCTTAAAGGAAGCTAGAACGCCTTGGTTCTGTCCGTCTTGTGAAAAAGTAATGAAGAAAAAATTAGACGATAAAATGTATCGTTTATATGACCATTGCTTCGATTGTCAAGTTAAATTTGAGGCTAAACTACGAGGTGAAGGTAAATATGATGATTGGGAGAAAAAGAAAGTTCTAAATAATAAACTCTCGTGGATAAAAGAACAAATTCAAGGAGTTGAAGAATGGAGAAGTCAATCAGTCAAACCAATAGAGGCTCATAATTCTGTCGGTGTAAATGAATTAGAACTTGAAAGAGAAAAATGGGATGTTGATGTAACAAGTATTAATAAAATGGCTGATGAGGCTATTGAAAACTTTAACAAGATGGAATCAGAAACTCAAGAAGAACTTGAAAGTATTGAAGTCTGATATTTATGATTATGAAGAAAAATAAACCTTTAACAAAAGAATGGTGGGATGATGTGGTTCAAAGGGAACTACTAAATGAAGGTGGTGCATACGGACACATGGCACATCCATTCGATGACAAAGACTTAACATTTGGTGATTTAAAAAAAATAATTGAAAGGGGATTGGGTGGTAAATTAAATCGTGAAGATAATGTCACCGAAAAACTTGATGGTCAAAACCTCATGGTAAGTTGGAGAGAAGACTAATGCCTATAACAATAGATGTAAGTGTTGGAGATATCATATTAGGTGGTAGATTCAAAAATAAAAAAATTAAAGTAAAAGAGATTGGTAAAGATGAACATGGAATGCCAACAATTAACGGAAGAAAGGTCGTAAATTTTAGAATACCAAAAGTTCAAGAAAAAATCACTCGTGATAAAGATGATTATGCAAAATATCAAAAACCTGATGATAGTGATTTTGACCAACCACAAAAAACAAAAAACGAATCACAATATAAAAAAATGATGGAGATTATAGGATGATAATCAAATGGATTAAATCATTATTTCATAAAACACCAGATGAAATTTTAAAATTAAAAAAAGTAATTGATGAGGTCAATACAGAAAAAGACCAGTTACAAAAAGATTTAGAAAAATTGTTGACGAGAAGGATACCAAAGGCAAATAAAAAAACTATAGCAAATGCTAAAAGAAAACTTACACGAACAAAAAATGAAATCAAAAAAATGACAGAGGTATTTGATAAAGAAGATATTGATGATGCTGTAAAATTTTTGAGAAAATTTTCAAAATAGGAGATAAATAATGGCCGATGCAGGAACACTATTTAGAACACCACCAGTAGTCAGAGGAAATCTCGGTGAATATAATAGAGCCACAAAGGTTGCTTCATCAACTACATTTTTTGCGACAGGCTCAAATGAGGGAGCAGGATTCCTTGTTGAGAACAAAACTAATGTCACAATAGAATGTTCAAATGGTGGAACAATTGCAGGAACAGGTTTGATTGTTGGAGATGTCTATCCAATTGGTGTGAAGAGAGTCACCATAGGTGCGACCGGTGTTGCTTATGTATTACACAAATCATAGATTGAATGTCTGATATAAAAGAAGTAATTAAGCAGGAATATTTAAAGTGTGCTAAAGATCCAGTATACTTTCTAAAAAAGTATGCCGTAATTCAACATCCACTCAAAGGTAAAGTTCCGTTCGCTCTTTATCCATTTCAAGAAAAATCAATAACTGATTTTAAGAATAACAATTACAATATTATATTAAAGGCTCGTCAGTTGGGTATATCAACATTGACTGCGGGATACTCATTGTGGATGATGACCTTTCAGACAGATAAAAACATATTGGTAATTGCTACCAAACAAGATACTGCTAAAAACTTGGTTACAAAGATTCGAGTGATGCACGCAAACCTACCGAGTTGGGTAAGGTCAAGTTGTGTTGAGGATAACAAACTCTCACTCAGATACTCAAATGGTTCACAAGTAAAGGCAATATCATCTACTGAGGACGCAGGTCGTTCAGAGGCACTATCTTTATTGGTCATTGATGAGGCAGCATTTATAGATAAGATTGATACAATATGGACTGCTGCACAAAGTACATTATCAACTGGTGGTCAATGTATAGCATTATCCACACCAAATGGTGTTGGTAATTGGTTCCACAGAACATGGGCAGGGGCAGAAGAAGGAAGCAATGATTGGAACATGATTAAGCTTCATTGGACTGTTCATCCTGAAAGAGAACAAAAGTGGAGAGATGAACAGGATAAATTATTAGGGCCAAGTGGGGCAGCACAAGAATGTGATTGTGACTTTATCACCTCTGGTCAAGGTGTGATTGACCCAAGAATTTTAGAAGAATATAAAAAGGATTCCATATGTGAACCGATTGAAAAAAGAGGTATCGATAGTAACTTATGGATTTGGGAACCACCAAATTATCAGAAAGATTATGTTGTTGCAGCTGATGTTGCTCGTGGTGATGGTCAAGATTTTTCAGCATTTCATGTAATTGAAGTGGAAACCATGACACAAGTTGCAGAGTATCGTGGTAAGATATCAACAAAAGATTTTGGTAATTTGTGTATGAATACAGCTCAAGAATATAATAACGCATTACTTGTGATTGAGAATTCAAGTATTGGTTGGGCAGCAATACAGGCAGTAATTGACAGAGATTACGATAATTTATTTTATACATCAAAAGATTTACATTATGTTGATGTTCAGAGACAGATTTCAAACAAATACAGAACCTCAGAAAAACAAATGGTTCCTGGTTTTTCTATGACTATGAAAACAAGACCATTAGTCATCGCTAAATTAGAGGAATATTTTAGAGAAAAGTTAGTAGTTGCTAAATCTTCTCGTTTAATAGATGAGTTGTTTGTATTTATATATAACAACAATCGTGCCGAAGCAATGGCTGGATATAATGATGATTTAGTGATGAGTATTGCTATAGGTCTGTGGGTTAGAGATACCGCACTTCGATTGAGGGCTGAAGGTATAGCATTACAAAAGAATGTATTGAGTAGAATGTTAGACTATGAAGCAGTTTACACCCCAAATGATGATAAAGCTGAAGGATGGACAATGGAAGTGGGTGATAAAAAAGAAGATTTAACTTGGTTAATAAAGTAAGAGGATAAAATGGCAGAATCTAAATTAAGAGCAAGACTTAGAAGATTATTTTCCACAAATGTAATTGTAAGACATGCAGGTGGTAAAAAATTAAAGATTGCCGATACAAATAGAGTTCAACAAATGTCGAAAGACAATCTTGTAGATAGATATTCGAGATTGTATAGTAATCTAGCAAGTGGTGGTTATGGTAAATCACAGCAAATTTCTTTTCAGGCACAAAGAATAGGATTGTTTAGAGACTATGAGGAAATGGATAACGACGCTATTATTTCAAGTGCTCTTGATATATATGCAGATGAATCAACAATGAGGTCAGAGTATGGGGATGTTTTAACAATACAATCTGATAATGAAAATATTCATGATATTCTTAGAAACCTTTATTACGATATTTTAAATGTTGAATTCAATCTATGGCCATGGGTAAGAAACTTGTGTAAGTATGGTGATTTTTATCTTTACTTAGATATTAAGGATAACTATGGTGTAACTAATATCTCACCATTATCTGCATACGATGTCACACGAATAGAAGGGGACGACCCAAGCGAACCTTATATGGTAAAATTTTCTGTTGAGGATGGTGACAATAGACATTCATATAATAGAACTGAAAAAGAATTTCAAAATTATGAGATAGCACATTTTAGATTACTTTCGGATAGTAATTTTGTTCCTTATGGTAAAGGTATGATTGAAGGAGCTCGTAAGATTTGGAAACAATTATCTCTTATGGAAGATGCTATGTTGATTCATAGAATTATGAGAGCACCTGAGAAAAGAGTGTTCAAGATTGATATTGGAAATATACCACCAGCAGAAGTAGAAAATTTTATGCAAAAAATTATTAATAAGATGAAAAAGGCACCCGTCATGGATGAAAAGACTGGTGACTACAATCTTAGATATAATATACAAAATCTTACGGAAGATTTCTTCCTACCTGTTCGTGGTGGAGATAGTGGTACTCAGATAGAAGGACTACCGGGTTTGACCTATGAGGCTGTAGATGATATCGAATACCTAAGAAACAAATTATTAGCCGCACTAAAAGTTCCAAAGGCCTTTTTAGGATATGAGGAATCACTTGGTAGTAAGGCAACATTAGCAGCAGAAGATGTAAGATTTGCAAGAACAATCGAAAGAATACAAAGAATTATTGTAAGTGAGCTGACAAAGATTGGTATAGTCCATCTTTATTCTCAAGGATATACCGATGAGGATTTGGTAAATTTTGAACTTAGTTTAACCAATCCATCTAAAATCTACGAGGAAGAAAAGATTGAATTATGGAATTCCAAACAATCTCTTGGACAATCGATGATAGATTCAAAGTTAGCATCAACCGAATGGGTATATGACAATGTCTTTAAATTTACTGAGGAAGAAAAAAAGAAGATTAGGTTAGACTTAATCAGAGACCAAAAGAGAAAATTCAGACACGACCAAATAGAACAAGAAGGTAATGACCCATTACAAAGTGGAGAAGCCGTAGGAACACAAGGAGCAATGATGGGTGGTGATGAAGCAGGTGGTGAAATAGATCCTGCAGCACAAGACGCACTTGATAGTGCAAATATAGGTAGGAGTGGTGATGAGATAGGTGGAAGACCAAAAGAGGGTAATAAGTATAAAAAAGATAGTGGAGCTCGTGGTAGAGACCCATTGGGTAGTCATGATAGACGAAAACAATACGGAATAGCACTTGCACACTATGATGCAATGAAGGATGATTTAAAAAAATTAAGTAGAAACGATAGAAAACTATTGGAAGAGACTTTAGATGTTGAAAAAGAGTATTCTAATGAGGTCGATTCTTTAAATGATAATAAAAACGACTGATTATTAGAAGTTTTTATATTTATATAAGAGATATTATATATATTGGATATTGGAGTATTAAATGAACAAACGAGCCAAGCACTCGAAAATTAAGAATACAGGTATTCTATTCGAGCTGTTGTCAAGACAGATAACACAAGACATCATTAGTGATGATAAGAAGAGTAAATCAGTTAGTTTGCTCAAGAGGTTTTTTAACGAGAATACCGAAATTGGTAAAGAAAACCAACTATATCAAATTTTAATTAAAACTAATTATAACTCAAATTCTAAGGCTCAAAAGTTAATCGAGGCTGTATTAAAATCTCGTTCGAAAGTTAATAATAAAAAACTTAAGCAAGAAAAGTATAACTTAATCAAATCTATAAGTGAGAATTACAAGACAGAAGATTTTTTTAGGTCAAGAATACCAAATTACAAGGTATATGCATCCATTTACAAGATGTTTCTGTCCGAATCACTAACTACCCTAAATCCATTAGATGAAGTAGATAGTAACTTTACCATATTAGAACACATTACGGGCAAAAAAATACAAAAGAATAAAAAAGACTCACAAGTAATTAAAGAATTTAAGGGTGAGGACAAAGATTTAAGATTGTTATCCTACCAATTGATGGTTGACAATTTCAATAAAAGATATAAAACTCTAAATACTCCACAAAAAAATCTCTTAAAAGAATATATAAATAATATCTCAAACACAAATTCTTTAAGAGAGTTTATTAATGACGAGGTTTCTAAAATCAAAAGAGCTCTAAAAAATCAATCACCAAAAATTGATGATGATATAACGAGAATAAAACTTAATGAAGCAGTAAACCAAATCGATAGACTTAAAAAAGGTCGAATCGTCAAAGATAAGCAGGTAGTATCCTTAATGAGATACTACGAGTTGCTCAAGGAGCTTAAGAATGTCAACCGAAAGTAAACTTCGTGAAGTCATTCGTGAGCTCATCAAAAAAGAGTTA